GATTTTAACACATGGAGTTTTCATCACCAATTAGAATCATATTTTCTAACGACTGGACTCCACCTAGTTCCATATTCATCTACAGCCTGTCCTATGTTTTCATCTTCTAAACCATTTACCACAAATCCAAAAGGAGCCATATCTTGTTCTAATTGATTTTGTTGTTCTTTATACATTTGTTGTCTAATATCATTATCGGTAAGTTCTTTAAAGTAAGTCTGGTCTGTAACCCAACCAAAAATAAAACAACACGCAACCATATCGTCATTACAACCATCAT